GGACTTATATTTGCCTTTAAGCCAAATTGCCTCAACCGCATCCTTAAAATCAGATACGCTTATTGTTATATTCATAATGTTCCCTCACGCAATTCGGGTAAACCGAACCACTTGTTTTCACCGTTTGTTGTGAAAATTGTCCATTTCTTTCCTACCAAATCTGGATTTGTTTTACTTGCTTCAAGTTCACAAATATAATTGGTAGCATTTTGTGATGGTTGTTTTACAATATGTAACATTTGTACAAATCTAGCAGGTGTGCTTTTATGCCAGTCTGGTACTTCACCTACAGGAGTAGGCACATTGATGTTATCATATACAGGCTTCATATGTGTAATAAGAAATCTATCACACTTTAGGTTACAAACCAAATCTAAAAGCCTATTATAAATTCTGTTTCTGATTTTCCAATCTAATGTGGAAACTCTAACAGAATCTGTAGCCTTAACAATACTACCTTCTCTTGATTGTTGTTTAACTAACAACTCTCTTAGTACATCGCTAGAGCCTTCAAATGCCTTATCAACACCATCAAAGATAAATGCTTTGACATTACCTTCTTCAATCATTTCTTTTGCAAGACCACAGAAATAATTTGCATTATTAAAAGTGGTTTCCCAATCAGTAGAACCATCAGGTCTTACCTCTAAAGGATTGTAAATCATAATGTTTGGGTCTGAATCCCAATTAGTTCTCCATGTTGGTTCACAACCATTATCAAAATCCAAAATAAGAATCTTCATTCCCTTTTCAATTTCTTCTTCTGTTCTACAATCCATTGCTATTCCAGACTTACCCACTTTAGGGTTGCCTGTAATAGAACACAATAAATGACTTCTATCTCTATCAAGACGTTCTTGAATCTGAGCAAGAATTCTTTTCTTTGTTTCTGCAAAGAAATCATTAGATTTCTCATCATTATTATTTACAGCATTACCTTTTTTATCTTTAGTCCAATCCATATTCATCACCAATTTCTAAATCTATTTCATTATTATATAACCAATCCGCTATTTCTCTAAGGTTATCTTCTGACACCTTTAACCTAATTTCTTTACCAGAATCAATATGAAGTTTTACCCAATAATCTCCGGTATCTTCATTTAATCTCCAAGTAAGAAACTCAATCTTATCTACATGGATAGCATAACTGCTTCCATGAATAATTCCATTTTCTATTTTATACATTTATATCACTTTTTTAGGGGCTTCCCACCCCATTTGGTGGACTTGAACAATCTCTCCACTAAGACAGGTATATGATTTAAGTCTCAAAACCAATCAAGGTCTTCCTCTTCTGCAACAAATGGTTCAGCAACAACACCCATATTATGGATACATAGTAAACCACTTACATTCAAGGAAACCTCTCTTAAACTACCATCGTCATTTCTACCTTGAGATGTTCTAGCCACAACCAATACAGTTGAGTTAATACCAAAATCAATCTCAATATGAGGAGGAATCCAACAAGTAGTTCCGGCCCAACCAGCACTTTCATAGTTATAATCAGAGTTTACGTCTGTAATAGACATTCTCTTATTACCTACTCTATTTGGTGTAGCATCAATAGAAATCACACTTCCATCTGTAATCACAAACCTTTCAGCATAATTCTTATTTGCTGCTGTACTATGATATCTATCCAAATCAATCAAAGGACTGTAGTTTTCCATTGCTACTTCCATTACATAGTTTTGCATATCAGCCATAGAAGGTTCTTCCATTCTTTGGTCTTCTGAAAGTTCAGAATTGTAAACTAAACTTTCATATGTTCCTTGCTTGAAACCATAGATTCTATCCTCTTTATTAGAGTCAGGGATACAATCAAAGTGTAAGAACCTAAATGTTGTAGGTGTAAACTTCTTTGCATATGCTCCCTTATAGGAGAAATAATACATTCCCCTATTTCCATCTACTTCTCCCAAAAATACTGCTTGCATTCTAACTTGTGATGCAGGTAGTGGTTTTCCATAGTTTGGGTTTTCACGCATACCATAAGCAGCAATACTGTCAACAGGTATAATAAAATGACCTGAATCAATTTCTACTGCACTTTCTGGCAAACCAGACTTTGTTGTTGTTTGTTCTTCTCCGTTATGTAGTCGCTTAATTAAATAAGCACCGTCTTCAGTTAGGTCTGCTACTGCAACTTTACCTTCACTGTAAACTTTGTTTGCATCCATCTTATAATTAGATACAATATTTTCAATCATTCTTGCTCCCATATCCAATGGTTCATTTACAGAAATAAAGAAACCGCTTGCTTTCTTAACAAGACTGTTTCCTCCTGTGCTTTCTTGTTGTGGTGCATCTTTGTAAGCGTATGCTCCGCTAAACCATTGTCTAAACAATGACCTACCCAACAATAAATCATTTGTTGGGTCTAAGTTATTTTGTTCGCATATTTCCATATACTTTTGTGTTGTTTCTTCAACACTCATGTTAAGCCTTTCGGCTGCTTTTTCTATCTCATTCGTAATTCTTTCATCCATATTACTTCCTCATTTTTTTCTTTTCATAATAAATTTCCAACAGCGCTTCTGCGGTAATAACAATACCTGCTAAAACCCAAAAAGTATCTGAGGAAACTGAAATATAACCAGCACTATTTAATACTGGAAATATTATTAATGCTAGTCCACCTAGCAATATGATTTCATAGCGTAGTAAGATATGCTTCACATCTTCACTATCTACTTTACCATCTTTATTAAAATCAAACCATTTCTTTTTCATTACATCATCTGTCCTATCATCCATGAGGCCAATATTTTTGGAGTCATGTTTGAACATCTCCATTCAGCCTCTCCTATTATTCTTAAATATTTGAATTTTTGTGCAGTATCTAAATCTGATGATACAAATACCTCATGTAAGTTTTGACATATAACTTTCATATCTACCGATAAATACACTAAATCATGAAGTTTATTAAGGGCAGTATTGAAATCCCTGTTTACAATACTATCTTTAATTTCATTATATGGTAATTGCATTTGTTCTATTTGTATGTTAATAGGAGTATTACTATATACAGAAGCCTGTAATTCTGTAATCCCCCTGCGTAAATCCCCGTGTAGGCTACTTATAAACGTGCCTAACTCGCCATCTTCAATAGATGTAATGCCTTCTTTATCCATTATAGTTTTTAATACCGTTTCAATCTGAGAATCAGATAATGATGTAAAACCATAATTAGCACATCTTGACTGTAAAGGTGGTATAATCTTATGTCTATGATTACAGGTAATTATAAATCTGACATTATGACTATACCGTTCCATTAATCTTTTTAGTGCGTTTTGGGCATCAGGGGTCATACCTTCCATTTCATCAAGTAAAACAATCTTATGCGGCACATCTCCTACTTTCATAGATGATGCTACTTCTTTAATCGTGGTTCTTACTGTTTCTAACTTTCTATCATCAGAAGCATTGATTTCAAAATAATTAGACTGTTGATGTTCCTTCAATATCATATTAGCAATAACACCTGCAGCAGTTGTTTTACCTGTTCCTGCAGGGCCATATAATAATAGATTAGGCATACTTGTCCAATTTCTAGCATCCGATACAAATTTCTCTTGACCAACTATTTCTTCTAAATACTTAGGTCTATACTTTTCTGTCCATAACATTTTTATTTCTCCTTATTGTCAATTCTTTCATTTTTATATTGTAATGGTTATGTGGCCACCATTCAGGCTCTTGTGTTTTCCACTCAGCAAACCACCATTTGTCTTCAATATAGTAATTGCGATACTTTTCTATTGCTGTCATCTCATCAAAATTGTCTAGTTTTCTACAATTCATATTTGGACTTATTGCAATAGCAAAAGGTGTCAACTCTTTAGATTCTATGGAATCAATCATCAATACAATTCTATCCATATATTCTTCTAATGTATCTTCTACTTTGTGTCTTTTGTTATATCTTTTAGTATATTCTTTACACAATGCATTGGTATGTCTGATTAACCATCTCATGTTATCTTTTGATTCTCTTGCCCAAATAGTACAAGGGTGGTTAAGCATTACAGGTTTGTATGGGCTTTCAAAACCCAAGTGGTCTAAACAGGTTGAAATCATTTGCATACTTTCAGTAGGCATTTTAACAACGTGTTTATCTAACATTTGCTCTGCACTAATTACAGGGCATTCATCCAATACAAAAATATTCATTCACCGTTCACCTTCATATTACAGGCTCGGCATCTTGTTTTATTAGCACTAATTATTTTATTACAATCTATACAACTATTCATATTTATTTCTCCTATTTTTATCCATCATATCTCCAAACACCATCNCCAATATTAGTAAATATACCGACCTGCCTTAGAAGCATAGCCAATTGTCTTCTATCAGTTTGTGTTTGTTTATGGGGTCTATTGCTACCTACTGCTTTTCTAGTATTAAGAAACGTAGCGCATTCCTTAATATTAAACTGTTGACCTTTATCTAACTTATCAGCAAATTGATGTATTGCTATAATACGGTAAGTGTTTTTATTGTGNCCCGCCATTAAAAATCACCTAACGTCAACTGTGTATTTCTTTTTGGTAAGGACTCCTTTGTAGGGTTAAGTCCTACCATAGTCCTTTCTATCTTGTTAAGTCTTTTCTTCATAGACTTTTGAAATTCTTTATTCTGTTTCAATTGGTTAAGTAAATACCAATCGCTTTCTTTAAGACCAATCTTTTTACAAACATATGGTCTTTTGTCTTTGGCTCTCCTTCGTGGTATATCTAATCTACCAGATGTACCTCCTTCATGTGCATAAGCAAGTAATTCATAGAAATAGGCAGAACCCCATCTCCTTTTTACTTTAGCATCTAGGAAACCAATCTTGTTTACACCAACGGTGCTAACTAACCATGATAAAATCTGTTCATCAAATGGTCTGTTATGTTTTAGTAGTCTAGCAATNTTATCTCTATCACCAGACTTTTTATATGCAGCAACTAATTCAAAGATACTTAAATTAGGTTCATCTATCATAGTTTCAATNTTTGAACANCCNTTTTGTTTCATCTTTTCAAAAGCATAATTTTTAGTCCCTGCTCTTTTAATCTTACATTTATCCATTATTTGTTTTGGAACATCTTTTTGATTGAGGGAAGTCAATACGACTTTGCCTCTGTATTCAATCAGCGTTCTAACAATCATATTTATGTTTGGTTTATAATGACATTCTTCAATTAATATGCCTTTGTCTAACGGTATAGAAAAGTTATCATCTATATCATATTCATTTGCATACTTAACAATTGGTTCACCATCAAATAACTCAAGTGCCTTTGTGGTTTTACCTGTTCCTGTTTTGCCTATTATTATTGTTGTTCTTTCTCTACTCATATTTAACATATTATCATCTCATTGCCATTATATCTCTATATTCACATTTACATTTTGGACATTCTACTTCTAAGAAAAAAGTTTTAGTTCCATTAGGTTCTAATGAAACATTGGTTGTAAACACAATGTATCTAAATCCACATTCTTTACAACCGGCTTCTAATGTTTTCTCTACAGATTTCTCAAGTAAAGAAATATCATCAGAATTAAAAGCAGAATGATAGTCTTCCATCATATCTCTCCTTTAATTTCAAGGATTCTTTCTAATCCTTCTAATGTGTGATGCTCACCGTTATCTATTATTTGTATGATTTCTTTGAAATCTTTCCAGGTGTTTTTTGCATCGGGTAAATCTTCTGGGATTATTTGGCATAATCTCCAGATATTTAACAAACCTCCAATTGTCAATATTGGTCTGGGTCTGCTCTTATGTTCTTCATCTTTATAATCACAGTTAATACTATGTTGATTAAGAGTTCTTTGCAATGCTTGTAAAAACTCTTTACTACCTCTAATATTAACTCTTACTCTTACTCTATAACCTATTGATAGTTTAGCAGCCTTAGCCACATGAACTTCAGGTTTGGCAATAGATAAAAGTATACCTTCTAATTGTCCTTTATTAAACATCTTTATTTCTCCTTTAAATATTGTTTGTAGTCTTTAGCCCACTCTCTATTACCTTCCCAATATCCTGATTGATTTCCTAAATTGGTATTTGGTGGCCAATGGGCTGCGGTTATTCTATCATCATTCCTCACTTGAGCGTTATTCTCTGCTTCTGAAGCCGCATTACTAACTAGCGTTTCTAACCATTCGGCCACAAAATAGGCTAAATCGTGAGAGACTGGTAATTCCACTTCTTCTTTGATAATCTTCATAAAATGAAATCTCGTCATGCGCTTTCTATTGACTGGTGGCGGAGTAGGAACGATATATTCGTTTTTTTCGTTTACAAAAGGGCATAATTCTACACGCACTTTCTTGAAACGACCCCTACTTTC